GCCAGGCTGACGCGAACAAGGGCGGCAAGAAAGGGGGCTTCCTGGGGTTGCTGCTGGGCGCGCTGTCGGCCCTGTTGTCGCCGCTGATGGCGTTGGGTCGTTTGATGGGTGGTCTGCGTGCCTTGGCCGGCATTGCAGCGCTTATGAAGGGCCTCGGGCGTCTGGTGGGCCTGGGTGGCGGGCGCAATGGTCGCAATGCCAGGGGCGCAACCGGTGGCCGTAATGGGCGATCGGGCAGCCGCTATGGTTCAAGCCCGGCCGTTGCTGGTGAAGGTGGGCGCCGCGGTAACCGTACAGCCGGTGGCGCTGTAGATCCGCGCACTGGTCGGCGTGTCACGGCGGGCGCGATCGGTGATGCTGCTGCAGGCGGTGCAGGTTCGGCTGGCGCACCTGGTGGGCGAGGAACAAGGGCCGAGCGCCGTGCTGCGCGGGTGGCTGCCAACGAATCCAGAGCCGGGGGCGCTGCAAGCCGTGTCGCCGCTGCTCGTGCGCCCCGTGTGCCCGCTGTACCTGCAGGTGGTGGCGGTCTGCTCAAAGGTGCGCTGAAAAAGCTCCCCTTGATTGGCGCGCTGATCGGCGGCGCTATGATCGCCAGCGACGTGATGGCGGACGATGACCCGAACCTGTCCAAGCAAGAAAACAAGGAAAACAAATATTCGAACGTAGGCAGCAGCGTCGGCGGCCTTGTTGGCGGTGTGGTTGGCCTGCTGGGCGGTCCAGCTGGCGCGATCGCGGGCGCCATGGTCGGCGACTATCTGGGCGGCATGGTGGGCAAGTGGCTGGCCACCGTCGATCTGGCATCGATCCCCGGCAAGATCGGTGATGCGTTCGGCGACCTGAAAGACGGCGCACTCAAAGCAGCGACAGGCGCGTTCACGTTTGTGCAGGAAGGCTGGAAGGGCCTGATGGACTTCCAGTCCAAGATATTCAGCGGCATGACCGACTGGATGCAGGACAAGTGGGGCGAGGCTACAAAAGTACTCTCAGGCGTCAAGGATGCCGTCGTTGAAAAGGTCGAGGCCGCACAGGAATACGTGGGCGAGAAGGCTGCAGTCGTCAAAGACAGCGGCCAGAACCTGCTCAACAAGGTAACCGGTGGCAGCTACAAAGGCGGCTCCAACGCTGCCAAAGACGAACTGATCAAAGCCATGGACGCGGGCGGTATCACTGACCCGAACTCCAAAGCGGCGCTGATGGCCAACGTTGACCACGAGTCGGGTGGCTTCACCAAAAACGAGGAGAACCTGAACTACAGCGCCAAGCGCCTGCGCGAAGTGTTCCCCAAGTACTACCAGACCGACGAGGCCGCCCAAGCCGACGCGGGCAACAAGGAAGCGATCGCCAATAAAGTCTATGGCGGGCGCATGGGCAACACCGAGGCAGGCGACGGCTACAAGTACCGTGGCCGGGGCAACCTGCAGCTGACCGGTAAGGACCAATACGCGGACATGGGCAAGAAACTGGGCATTGACCTGGTGAACAACCCTGATCTGGCCATGGACCCGAAGTATTCCGCGCAGATCGCCGTGCAGCACTGGAAAGGCTCCGGCGCCGACAAGGCTGCTCAGGCTGGCGACTTCACCGCCGCCCGCAAGAAAACCAACGGTGGGCTCAACGGCCTGGACGACGTGAACAGCAAAATGGACGGCTACCTGGCACAAGCCAAGGCTGGCGACCTGACGCCCACACGCCGCGCCGATGAGGTTCGGGTGGCAGCCCCTGCAGCAGCGACACAGGCCATTGCCAGTACCATGGCCACCGTGGCCCCCAAGTCGGTGGCGTCTGCCCAAGCGGTCACCCCGATCGGCGTGCTGGCGCCCACACAAACGCGCGCGCCGTCCGCCATCGCCAGCAGTTCGATCCCGGCCACACTGGCAGCGCCCAAGGTCGCCAGCTACGCCGCGCCCGGTATTGACGCCAGCCAAACCAAGATCCCGACCATGGCCGAGGTGAAAACGCCAACGCCCGGCCCCAGCAAGGATGGTTCTACGACGGTCAACGTCGAAACGCCTCTGTCGCAGAACGTTGGCGATCGAGGCATTGCCCACGTGGCTGCTGGCGGGCTGGGCATGATGCGTATGTGAGGTGCAAACCGTCGCCCAAGTGCGGCGGTTTTGTTTGCCAAGATGGCGCAAAGCACCTTGAGCGCGCCCACCCATGGCAGAAGCACTGAACACCGACCTGCTGTTTCGCATGATCGCGCACTGGTTCGCCACCAAGCCGAGCAGCTATTACGGCAGCACCTACGGCAACCCGCTTGAAGACATGCTGCAAAAGCCCCTCAGTTCCCCTATTGCCGATTCGTTCCTGGCCAAGATGCGCCAGGACATCCCCGTGCTCGATGCGCTGCCACCCGGCACCATCAACCTGTACGCAACACCAGGGGGTATCGACATCATGAATATCTACATCGAAGTGGCTGGGCAAACCCTGAGCCTGCAGGATCTTTCCGAGGTGTCGCGTGGCAACTACTAAAAACGAATTCATCCAGCTGGCGGTCAATGAGATTGCGAGTTACCCCGCGCTGGCCAAGCGGTACCAGATCGGCGACCCGCTCATTACTCAGGCGATCGCGGCGCAGGCTGCCATGCTGGCGGATGTCGCCAACCAGATCGAGGTCACCACGGGCGAGACGTGGCTGAAGGCCCGAGACGTCACCGTAAAGGCTGACGCATCGGTCAAAGGCGTGTTGCCGTTCGGGACGCCCTGCATCGCGCAGATCACGGTTAAGAACACAGGCGCCAGCAAGATCAGCATTCTGGCCGGCCGCGTGCTACGCGATCAGAGTGGGCGCATGTGGGTCGTCTCAACGGGCGCTGACATCCTTGCGGGTGCCACCCTTACTATCATGGCCAGGCAGGTGCAGCTGCGCACTGTGACCCACACTGTCGGGCAAAACATGCCGTTCTACACCATCGAACTGGCGGCGCCTGATCTGGGCTACATCGCCGAGCTGGCGGTAAACGGCTGGCAGTACACCCCGGAATTCTGCAACGTGGAGCCGGGCGCGCAGATCTATCACATCCGAACTGATGAAAATCAGGTATTGAGCATTCAATTCGGCGTGAACAACACAGCAGGCCTGCAGCCGTCGGTTGGCCAGCAGATTGAAATCTCGATCTATGACACCGAGGGCGATATCAGCCCTACGGTGGGTATGGCTTTCTACTTCGAGTACAACCTCGCCACCGAAAGCGTGCTGATGACGCTCATGCAGGTGACACAGGCCGGCGCGGCGCCCATGGACATCAACACCATGCGCGAAGTCTGCTCGTATCCCGGTATCTACAGCGAAAATGCGGTTTTCCTGTCCAATTTCGACTTCCTGGTGCGCAAGAAGATCAGCCCGGTCACCTTCCTGAGTATTTGGAACGAAGCCCGCGAGGAGGAGGTGCGCGGCGCCGACATGCTCAATATCAATAAGCTGTTCGTCGCTGTGAACAAGGCCAACACCGTTGACGCCACGCTGCAGGCGCGGATCACGAACATCATCAAGACGGCGGACGACAGTTACCGGCTCAAGTTTGTGGCGGTGGTCGAGGTGGTCATCCCTGTAAAGATCACCCTCTACGTGCCTTCGACCTATGATGCGGCGGCGGTCAAGCAATCGGTGATGACGCTCATGCTCGCCAACTACGGCAGAACATCGGCCTGGGCGCAGCGCGGCGAGGCGAAGATCCTCAAGAAAGACCTGTACGACCTGTTTCGCGCCAACGTGCCGGCGCTTACCCAGAAGGTTGCGGATATCTCGATCGACAGCGTGGGCGACGATACGGCCCTGCTGCCTGAGCATTTCCGCTATGTCACCGCTGAGAGCCTGGACGTGGTTACGGTAGGGGCTGCGTAATGGATTTGATCCCGCTCCAGCGCAGTGCTGAATATGACGCCATTGAGTCAGAGCTGAAGGCGCTTTCCCTGTACCTGTATGAGACAGGGATTCAGGGGGGCGTGCGTGAGGCGAATGTCTATGGCATGCCTCACCTTGGGCCGGATGAGTTTATTAGCCGGGGCCTGAGCAATGACGGCCTGGCGCTGATGAACAACACGCCCACCGACAATACGCGCTATCTGTTCAATGCCTGGCGCTACCTCAACCCCCAATCTGGTACCGCGTTCCTTGAGATCTACCTGCGCGCCTTGTTTGGGCCGACGTTTGAGATCAATCAGCTGTGGTGCCCTGTCGATGGCATCTATCCCGTTGATGCGATATCAGAAGCTGAAGTGACGGCGCTGGGCGACAGTACGGATAGTTACTTTCTCACCAGCCGCCTACAGGTCGATATCGATACCGAAGTGCTGCCAGCCCGGATCGTGGAAGCGGCCAAAACGGCGGTTTCGGCAAAGTTTGTGCTCGACGTGCGCCTAGCCAAGACGATCAGCCTGGTGTTCAAGGTTGCGTTTCTGGCGTGGGGCGTGCAGATCGTTCGGGCGGCGGGCAAGTCTCTGTACCACCAACGGCCCGTACTCGCAGTCGCTACGGTGGGCGGCGGCATGTACGCGGTCGGCACTGGCGAGTCGGTGAAGCTGGTGCAGTCCGGTGGTAGCCAGGTGATCCGTGCGCCGGAAGTGCGCAGTTCGGTCAAAACAGGCCCCGCAAGTCGGCCAGGCGCAGCGACGATGATCTACAGCTCGATTCCCCGCGTAGACATGCAAACCTACCCCAAATAGGGCGATTTTCGGACTGTAACCTTTTGCCATATATCAACCGTTTAGGTGACGTTATGGCAGATCCAGTTCTTATTGAACCCACGTTAACCCTTGCTGGGCAGGCAGCGGCGTTCAATGCCGACAATACCGGCCTGGAACTCAAAATCACCCATGCCTCGTTTGGTCGCGCGCATTACGACCCGACAGGCGATGAGGTGGCGCTGACCAATCCGGTGGGCAGCAAAATCCCCTTGGCTGGCGGCAGCCGTCCAACCCCCTACCAGTTGCGCATGACCGTCGCCTGGCGCGAGGACGTTGGCGAGGTCGCTGTCGGTGAAATCGGCTTCTGGTCTGGCGATACCCTCGTGTTCATCTGGTCTAAGGCTGACGGAACAAAAGCCTCCTACAAGACCGATGGCGTCACCTACGTGCTGTTCAATGACCTGACCTTTGCTCAGGTGCCAGCAGGCAGTATCAACGTCGACGTCGACCCGAACGAAAGCGTGGCCCTGGCAGCCCTGGCGGCGCACGAAGGCTCCGATAACGCCCACCCGCAATACCTGCTGCGGAAAGACGCGGCCAAGGATCTTGGGGCGCTCACCTGGTGCGGCCTTGCGGACGGCGGCGCCAACGCGCTCACGCTCACGCTGGCTGCCGCCGAATCGGTCATTCCGGCTTATGCAGCGGGTCAGCGGTTCCAGTTCATGGCGGTTCTCGCCAACACTGGCCCCATCACCGCCAACATTGAGGGTCTGGGGCCCATCGCCCTGCGCAAGCCTACCAACGGCGGCGTGATTGCGCTTGAAGCTGGCGACCTAAGCCCCGGCGTAATCTATGACCTGACCTACAACGGCACCTATTTTCAGGTAGGCGGTGGCGCCAGCGGTTCTGGCGGGTCGTCAACCGTTTCTGTTTCGTCCAGCTATGCGCCCGATACGGGGGTTGTGAACGCTTACAAAGCTGCTTATCTGCCCGCAGTCGCGTCACTGATCGATGGCGTCGAGTTGAGTTTCCTGGCGAAAGTGGCCAATACCGGGGCAAGTACCTTTTCGCCTAACGGCGTGCAGGCTAAGCCTATCGTCACCAATCGGTACGTGGCGCTGACTGCTGCCAAGATCGCAGTAGGCTCGATCTGTACCGTTCGCTACATCGCTGCGCTGGATGCGTGGGTTCTGGTCAGCGTGACCGGTAACGCTGTGCCGACCACTTTGAGCGGTTATGGCATCACGGACGCTTACACGAAAGCCGAAACTGATGCATTGGCAGGTTCTCAAGCCAAGGTCGTGGGCACGCCATCGGTAACCGGTTCGAGCAGCGTGACGGCGGGGACAGTTGTTAGTTTGACAGCGAGCGCCACCAGCCTGCTTTCCGGTGGCGTCATTGCCAGCTTTACCTGGACACTTCCAGACGGAACTGTCAGCACTGTCGCCGCTGCCAATGGCAGTAATGTAAAGGCTGTAACTGCAACAGGTAGCGTGGGCACCAACTACGCCGTAACGGTGTATGCGACCGATACAGCGGGCAATAAATCGGCAGTCGCGACAAAGTTGATTGCGATCACTAACCACGCCGCGCCGACAGCCCCTACAACCATCACAGTTGCGCCGACTGTCTACCAGAACTCTACAGGTAACACTCTGTCTGTCAGCGGCTCAGCAGCGTCGGATGGCGCTACCATCACGTACAGCATCACCCAGGCAGGCGGTGTCGCACTCACATTCAGTAAGACTGCCGGCATCGCTGCGAACGAGGTTGTGACATTCAATGCTGGAGCAGTTGCAGCAGATACGCAGGTCACAGTAACTGTGATGGCGGTGGACTCTCTTGGCGCTCAGAGTCCGGTTAAAACAACTGTTGTTACAGTGGCTGCTATCCCGGCCACAGCAGGCGCAGCTTTTGGTGGTGGTTACTTCTCCGGCAAAATCAAGGCCGACGATGGTTTCACCTATGCGCTAATCGTTTCACCCAAGGCAACAGGGGAAACGTTAGTGGGCTGGGCGGCTTCTGGGGGCCTGGTCGCGGGCGCTAATAGCGTGAATAACGGGTTTAACAATACAGCGGCCATTTATGCAGCAGGAGCACCCGGCCACCCAGCTGCGCAGTTCTGTAAAGACTTGACTATCGGCGGGTACGCAGATTGGTACTTGCCGTCAGTCAACGAACTGGAAATTCTGTACAGGTCGCTCAAGCCTGGCACCGAAGAAAACATTACTGTTTTTGGTACAAACCCATCTAGCGTACCCCCCGGAAGTGTGTACACAGCATATAACCCTCTTCAAACAACCGTAGCCGCATTTAAATTAGGCGGCAGTGAAGCTTTAGCCACTACTCCTTACGGTGGCGCGCATTGGAGTTCGACGCAAACAGGCGCATCAACGGCCAACGCGCAACGATTTACTGACGGCTATCAATACGATACCTCCACAGATGCGCGAACGGGTACTGCTTACTTCGTAAGGGCTGTTCGACGAGTGCGAATCTAAAGCTAATGCCCATCACATTGTGTCAACTAGGATAGAAATATGCGCTATTTGAAATACACCCATGTAGACGCTGTAACCGGTGTGCCGATTACAGAGGCACCCGCATCCAATGGCCCTGCTGAGCCTTCGGTAAAAGCGTTGCAGTTCGTCTTCGCTCTTGAATCGTTATATCCCACAGCGAAACCGATCTTGTACGGTACTGCGCCTGATTCGTCTGACATAGATATCGCGGGCGTACTGGCCTCGCTGACCAAGGCCGAATTCGATGCAGCGCAGACGGCCGAGCTTGCTGCCCGAGCCGCCCGCGTAACCAGCGGCCTTTTTGTGGCAATCCCTGCTGAGCGCAAGTCGCGTGAAGTAGCAGGCCTAATATGGAACGGTGTGTTCATTTCCACTGACGGGGAGGACCAACCGAAGATCC